CCGTCCGCTCACATTCCGCTCGCGGGGGTCCTACCCCGCCGGCGCCGTTGGCCGGACTGGCCGGTGTTGAAGTCCGGCCACGAGGCTCGCGTCAGTTCGGCCGCGACGGCTGCGTCGTCGGCCGCTCCTGCGCCTGGCACTCGGGGCAGAGCGCGAGCAGCTCGTCCGCCCTGGCGAGCTCGGCCGATCCGGTGCGCACGAGCACGCGCACGTGGTGCGCCGACAGCCGAGCCCGCCGACCGCAGCGTTCGCAGTGCCCATCCGCTCGAGCTACCGCGACCGAAGCCAGTCGCCGCCAGCGCCGACCACCGATGCGCCGATGCCGAGCGCAGCGTCCGTCGCGTGAGACGGCGAGCTCGGGGCAGGCCCAGACGGCGCAGATCGTGCGGGCACTCATCGCTTGGTTGCGAGTGCGATCACGAGCAGGGCCACGAGGAACGCGACGTAGACGAGCGCGACCCCGTCCGACCTAACCCCAGCCGTGGAAGTAGGCGAGCACGAGGAAGATCGCGATCACGACGAGGGCGACGTCGCTGATGCCGATGCTCCACCTCGGGCCGACGGGAGTCATCGCTTCCGGCCCTTCGCCCTGAGCGGACCGCGCTTGTGGACGAGGGCGTTGACCTTGGCCGGGGTGCCCATCGTGGCCTTGCGGGCGGCGTAGCTCTTGGCCGCTCGATGCGTCGCGACGCGTTGCTTCTCGGTGATGCCCGCCTTCCGGGCCTGGGCCTTCGTCGGCACCGGGTACTTGCGCACCGAGGGGTAGACGAACGCCGAAGCCGGGAGCTTCGCCCGCTGCTTGGCGGTGAGCGCCATGCCTTCCTCCTTCTTCCGAGAGCCCGGTGCCGCTGGGCCGAGTCTGATTTTGAGCAGACCACGACTACAGCAAACGTTCGCACCAGTGATATGGGACTGGCTCGGCTCGGGCTCGGTCGGCAGTCTACGGCATCGCCGCGAGCTGTGCCAACACGCGCCGCTCGAGCTTGCCGAGTTGGTGCTGGAGCAGGCGCAGATCGGGCGCGAGCTCGCGGGCGAAGGGGAGCGTCTGGAGCTCGTCGAGCGCGACGACGATCTCGATCCGTCGGCGCTCCCACTCGACCCGGTAGCGCTCGCTCGCGGCCCGGGCTGCTTGCGCCGTGAGCTCGCGCTGCTCGGCCGCACTGACGGCCTCGGGCTCCTCGGGCAGAGCTCGGTCGGGGCGGTCGGTGTAGCCGAGCTCGGAGCGCAGGGCGAGCAGACGCACGATCATGGCTTGCCCTGGCGGACGCGACCGGCCTCGTAGCCCCGCCTCCACGCCCGCTGGTACTCGGCCTCGACGGTCGCCGCAGCCCGGCCCCAGAAGCCATCCCGCCAGCCTCGCATCCGCCTCGCCTTTGCGGCCTGCGCTCGCTTCACCTTGCCCCGAAGTCTAACCCACCTGGGCGAGCGAAGCGCCCGTCGAAGTCTGATGCGACTGCTATAGGTTGCCCTGCACGGCAAACTAACAGGAGGCGACCGAAGTGACCAAGACCGAAGCAGCGCAGCCCGACCCCTTCAAGGGCACGTACATCCCGACCAGCCAGGCCGACGCCGAGCGCGTTGCCGCCGAGCTGGAGAACGCAGTCCAGGCGGCCCCGAGCATCGACGAGCGCGAGCGCCTGCTCCGGCTCGCCTCTGCCTACTGGGAGCTCTCGTACTCCTGGAGCCAGGCATGAAGCGGCACCGCTGGTACGCGAGCAAGCACATGCAGGGCTTCTTCTGCTCCGACTGCAACCGCCACTCCCACGAGCGCGAGGCCTCCGAGTGCCTCGTCGCCGTCCACCCCGACCCGGCGATCAACAAGCTCTACCGCGCCCGGCGCAAGGCGGCCACGGCTGCCGACGGGAGCGGGTACAAGGCGAGCCGCGGCTGGGCCGAGCTGGAGCAGATCCAGACCCAGCTCCGCGAGCTCGACCCCGAGGGCGACTGGCGCTTGGAAGGCAACTACTACGACGGCCTCGGCTGGCGCGTCAAGCGCCCCGAAGGTGAAGCGACCGATCCGGCGAGGCGCGAAGTTGAGCCCTCTCGCCCCACCGGATCGGCCGGGACTGACCCGACCGACGCTACGCAAAGGAGAGCCTACATGGCCCGCAAGACCGCAACTCCCAGCACCGCCAGCACGAAGACCGCCGCCGCCCCGAAGGCCGAGGCCGTCCAGTTCCAGCCCCTCCTCATCGCGGCCCTCAAGGCCGAGGGCGTCAAGCCCGAGGTGCGGGTCGCCCCGAAGGGGAACTACTCCTCGCTCCTGCTCGACGGCACGAACATCGCCTACCTCGACAAGCAGACGAGCAAGGGGATGAAGGTCATCGCCGCCGGGAAGCCGGGCGAGCTCAAGAACGGGTTCGTCGCCTCCGGGCGCTCGGGCAAGTTCGCCGCCCAGCTCCTCGTCAGCAAGGAGGCCGAGGTCGCCAAGGCCGCCGCCGGGCTCAAGCTCGTCGCCGAGGCGCTGGCCGCCGCGACCAGGCCCGCCCCGAAGGCGAAGGCCGAGCCGAAGCCGAAGCCCGCGCCGAAGGCGAAGGCCGAGCAGGCCGACGGCCCGGCGGTCACCCCGAACGCGGTCGTCGTCCGCGAGGGCTCCGAGCCCGAGGCCGTGCAGGCCGAGGTCCAGGCGTGATCATCCCGCTCTGGCTCCTTCCGTACCTGCTCCTCCTCGGAGGCGGCGGGTGGCTCGGTGAAGCGATCCACGTGCCCGCGCTCGGCTGGACGCTCGGGATCGCCGCCACGATCGCCTACGGCATCTGGCGCAAGCGAGCCCGCGCGGCCCAGTTCTACCAGGCCGAGGCGCAGCGTCAGTGGCTGGCCGAGGAGCTCGCCGAGCTCGACGCCCGCCGCAGTGCCGAGCAGGCCGAGGGGTAGCGGTGAGCTCCGCCTCCGTCCGCGAGCCCTTCTCGCCCCACTGGGAGCTCGTCAGCGGCCGGAAGCGCTGCGAAGCCTGCGGCGCCTTCGTGACGCGGGCCTGGGTCTGGCTCGTCAAGCCCGGCCTCTGGCGCCACTGCCTCTGCGAGGCCTGCGTCGAAGAGGTGGTCGAGCAGTGAGCTCGGCCGCCACCCGCCCTCCAGCGCCCTCGGCTCACCCCGAGGGCGTTGCCATCTCTGCAACCAGAAGGAGCCAACCGTGAACCCGAAGACCAAGCGCTTCCAGCGCAAGTACCAGGCGGCGGCCGATGCCGTCGCCCGGATCGACCTTCCCCAGGAGCACCGCGACCGCATCGCCGCCGACCTGACCGAGGCCTTCCGCGGTCAGCCCGACTTCCTGCCCGAGCTCTTCCAGCTCCTCGCCTCCGACCCGCTCTGCCCCTGCGCGGGCTTCGGCGACGAGCCCTGCCCCGAAGGCCGGGAGATCCGTGTGGGGATGCACCTGTCCTCGGCGGCCGACGGCCGCTCGCAGGCCTGGAGCTCGAGGAGGCCGGTCGTGCGCTGCGTACCCTGCGGCTCGCGGCAGTTCCTGGAGCAGGCCTCGTGAGCCGGACGGAGCGCATCCGGCAGGGCCTCGCCTGGGCCGAGGCGAAGGGCGTCATCCGCTCCTGGTTCGCCCAGAGCTCGATGCCCGGCAAGCGCTGGACGCTGGAGGGGCTCGGCTTCTCCTCGCGCACCTTCTCGACGGCCGAGGTGGAGGCGTTCTTGCTCGGCGCCCACGAGGGACACATCGCGGGGCTGCTCAAGCTCGACCCGGGAGCGAGGACGTGAGGCCCCAGAAGCCGACGCGGCTGGAGCGCGAGCTCCTCGGCCAGCGCATCGTCGCCGTGGACGACAAGACCGACGGGAAGGAGGACGGCGGCTACGTCGTCCTCCACCTGGAGGGCGGCCGCCTCTACGCCGACGCCCCGACCTACCACGAGAACGCGACACACACGCCGAACGGCTTCGACCCGGCCTGGGTCGCGGCCTTCAATGCCGTCCTGCGCGACCGCCAGGGCGGCGTTCGCATCGTTGACCTCGACGACGCCTTCTGGGCCGCCTTCATCGGCCCAGCGGTGGACGCGATCGAGGACGGCGAGTACCTGGCCGACTCGGCCCGACCGAAGGAGGGTGAGCGATGAGAGCCTACGACCCCGACCTCGACTTCCTGTACGTCCGCCGCGACGGACGCATCCTCCTGGAGGGCGAGCTCCTCGGCCGCGTCGCCAAGGTCGATCCGGCCTACCGAGCGATGGGCTCCTGGCGGGCCGAGCTCGGCGACCCCGCGAAGCCCGAGGCCTGGCCGCCCTACCGCGCCTGCTACGCCCGCACCCGCCGCGGCGCCGTCGCCGCAGTGCTGGAGGGCCTGGAGGTGCCGGAGCCGTGAGAGCGATCGGCTACTGCACCGAGTGCCACCGCGTCCGCTACGTTCTCGTCTCCAGCGCCGGACTGGTGAAGTTCGCGGCGCAGGGCGTGCCCGAGGGCGTCTGCGGCGACTGCGAAGAGGAGCTCCGGCCGAAGCGGCCGAGCTCAAGGAGGGAGATGCCCGATGGCCCGGACCGCCGTTGACGTACCAGCGGAGCTCGCCGCCGAGCTGCGCACGAACGCGATGGTCGAGCGCCTCGCGACCTCGCAGGCCGAGGCGGCCCGGCTCCAGCTCGCCCGCCTGCTCGCCCAGGCCCAGGCCGAGGGCTTCTCGGTGCGTGCGCTCGGGCAGGCCGCCGGGCTCTCGCCGAAGCGGGTGCGCCTGCTCCTGCGCGAGAGCGCGGGGTAGGCTTCTCAACGCCGCAGAGCGAAGGGGAGGCCCCGCAGGGCCTCCCCTCCCTCCCTTCTTACGAGTAGAGCCCGTCCTCGCCGTTGGCCCGGAGGAAGGCGAGCCGGTTCAGGTCTTCGACGGCGCCGGCGGCCGTCGGATCGCACGGCTTCCACGTCCGCCCGTCCAGCCGAGCGAACCAGCCCCGCTCGCGGCACTCGGCGACGCCGGGCCACTCGCCCGCCCAGGCCGCCGCCGCCGGGTCGTGCCCCTCGCACTCGTAGAGGAGGCGCTGGAGCCCGCAGACCGAGCAGCGCTCGACGTCGCAGCCGGGCTCGTGCGCCCGGCCGGGCTCGACGCCGCAGTCGGGGCAGGCGTTCGACTCCTCGAGCTCGCTCACGACGCCACCGGGGCGATGCTCAGTTGCAGGCCCCGCTCCTCCAGCATCGCCGCGAGGTAGGCCGCGAGGTCGTAGGCGGCGTCGCTGTCGTCCTCGTAGCCGACGAGCTTGATCCCGCCTTGGTTGCCGCTGGAGAGCAGGATCACGCAGCGCTCGTCGCCCTGCGCCTCGGCGTGCTCCTGGAGCGTCGCCGCCATCGCGTCGCTGATCCGGGCCAGCCGGTCGGTGCTCATCGCTCGCCGTCGCTGACCTTGAGCACGGAGGCGAAGGCCCAGCCGAGCAGGGCGATCACCACGATCGCCGCGAGCCCGAGCACGATCCACCAACCCACGGCCGCTCACTCCTCCCCTCCGAGCAGCGCCTCCCGCAGCCAGGCCACGCGCCCGCCGACTTCGCCCTCCATCGGCTTCCATGGTGAGAGCGTCGGCGCCTGTCGGGGTAGCGCTTGATCGCCGCCTGCCACGTCTCGCCCCGCTCGCGGTCGACCAGCTCGACCGTCAGCATCTCGACCCGGTCGGGGTGCTCGCCGAAGTGATCGACCCACTCGCCCGTCTGCGCCATGAAGCGGTCGGCCGCCTCCTCCGTGCTCTCGCCCTCGCGCATCTTGGAGACGAGCATCCAGCCGTTGATCAGCAGGGCGTAGCGGAGCGCCTGGCGCTCGCGCAGGAGCTCGGCGAGCTGGTGGAAGACGGCGTCCTTGCGCCCGGGCTGGAAGAGCTCGGGGTCGAGGCCGTACACCTCGTGCTCGTGCCGCTCGTTCTCCAGGTGGAGCAGGCCCGGCAGCCAGTCGTCGTCGGGGTCGGTGAAGCGCTCGCCGATCGCGACCACGTTGCGCCGCACCTGCTCGCCGAACACCTCCAGGCTGGGCTCGCGCGTCGGCGGCACGCGCCCCTTCTTGCGGGCCATCAGCGCGACCGGTCGAGCCGGTTCACGTCGAGCCGCTCGGCCCGGCCGAGGCCGGTGTTGTGGACGCCGACGAGCGCCTTCGCGAGCGCGAGCCCGGTCGCCGCCCGGCTGGAGCCGAAGGCTCCGGCAATGTCCCGCGCCCGGGCGAGGATGAGCAGCGGCCCGGTCGCCTGGAGGAGATCCTGGAAGCGCGGGTCGCGTTCGCTGTCGACGATCTCCTCGTCGCCGAAGACGGCGTAGAAGCGGGCGAGCCCGCGGATCAGCTCGGCGTCGACCGACTTCTTGAGCCCGGCCCAGGTGCTGCCGATCACGCGCAGCGCAGGCGAGAGCGTGTCCTCCCGGTGGGGCGAGGGGAGGTCGTAGGCCCACTCCAGCGCGGCGACCGCGCCAACCTCGCCCCGCTCCGAGGCCGTCGCCGCCCTGATGCGCAGCCCGTGCGCCTCGACCAGCCGGTCGATCTCGACCGCCTTCTCCTCGCCCGAGAGCACGCGAGCCCGGAAGCCGTAGAAGGGGTGGACGCCCTTGCGGTGCTTGTTCACGCGGTAGAAGAAGCGGGCCTCGGCCGCCAGGTCCATCCCCTCGTAGATCGCGGCGTAGAGACGCTTCTTGCCGACGAGCTGGCAGGCCCGCCAACGCGTCTGCCCGTCGAGGATCGCGTAGCGCCCGCCCTCGCGCACGCTCACCTCGATCGTCCCGACGAGGCGCTCGTCGAAGTTGAGCACGATGTCGCGGATGAAGCGATCGCCCGGCGGCCGCTGGTAGCGGTCGTCGGCGAAGCAGGCCTCCAGCGCGATCAGCTCGACCACGAACGGCCACTCCTTGCCCGCCGGGAGCACGATCTCGCCGAGCGCCCCGCTCGTCTCGATCCCGCGGGCCTTGCGGGCAAGGTCGACGTAGAGCCCGAGCGGGTCGTCCTCGGCCGCGAACTCGTTGGAGAGCTGCCAGAGCGCCTCGCGGCTCGCGTCCTTGACGCCGTTCCCGTCCATCACGTTGCGGATCGTGTGCACGGCCGACTCGGGCGTTGGGAAGACGCCGTTGGAGCTGGCGTGGAGGTAGCGGGCCAGGTCCCAGACGACGCCGGGCGTGTCGGCCCCGATCTTCTTCCACCACGGCTCCATCGCCGCCTTGAGCTCCAGCGCCTTGCGGCGCCGCTCGTTCGTGGCGACCCGGAGCGCCTCCCGCATCGCGACGATGCCGCGCTGGGAGCTCGGGCTCGGCTTGCTCTTGCGCTGGCCCTTCTCGCGCAGGACGCCGCTCGCCTGGAGCGCCGTCTCCATCCGCACGACCGCATCCGAGCGCCCCGTCCCGGTCAGGGTGAGGTTCTTGCCCTGGTACTGGACGAGCCGCCCCTCCGGGTCGAGCACGCGGAAGTGCCCGCCGCCGGTTCGCTCGATCGTGTAGCCGCGCCTCAAGCGCCGCTGCACGTCACCGAGGTGGCTCGGTAGTTCCTTCGCTGTTGCCATGAGATTCGCCTCTCTCGTAGTGGTGACGACTCCCGCCTGCCTGCGGCAAGCGAGCAGGCCCCGAAGTCTGCCAGGTGAACCGGCCCTCCACCTCCCGCCCGCCTCCCATCCGCCGCCGCTCGCGGTAGGCCCGCTGGCGCTCCGTCCGGCAGCGGCGGCACTCGCGATGCCCGGTCGCCGGGTGGTAGTAGGTGTTCGCTCGCGTGAAGGCGTGGCCGTGCACGCACTCCGTCCGCAGCGCCCGCGAGCTCGAGGCGGCCCGGAGCGCCTCGCGCCGCTGGGCGAGCTCGGCCTCCGAGAGCGGCTCGCCCCGAGCTCGGCCCCAGGTCATCGCCGCCGCCACTCGTCGGCCTCGGGGCAGGTGGAGAAGTGCGGCCGGTGGCGCAGCTCGTCCGGGTCGAAGCCGAGCACGAGCACGCGGAGCTCGCCATCGACGTCTTCGATCAGCGCGAGCGTGCCATCGTCGGCGGGCTCGGCGTCGACCGGCATCAGCTTCCCGGCGACCGTCCGCGCCCAGACGATCGCGGCGCCGCAGGAGCGACAAGCGGAGGCCGCGCTCACGGCTGCTCGTCCGGGCCGAAGAGTGGGTTGTTCGGATCGTGCCAACCCGACGCAGACCCACGCACACCCTCACCCTCCCCCCCTATAGGGGGGTCGGGAGGGTGTGCCACTGGCTCTGCTACGCCCGCGCCCTGGGGCACCCTGTCAGACCGTACCCCCCCAAGGGTGCCCGTGACCTCTGTAGCCATGCGGGTTTGCAGGTTTTCGCCGCCAGAGGCACCCTCGGGCACCCTCGCGATTTCGCCCTCCAAAGGGAGCCGTAGCGAGAATCTGTCAGACCGTCGGCTCTCGTTGACGATTTCGCCCCTTCCGACGGCCTCCCGCGTGACCTTCGCGAGCCGGTTGCGGGCACCCTGAACGTCGAACTTCACGTCGTCCAAGGAGGCCCGACTGCGCGTCGCGAGGTACTCCTTCACGCGCCCCAGGAGCTCCTCGTCGCCGACCACTTCGCGGGTCGCGTCGAGCGTCCGGCGCACGTAGCCGAGCGTCTCGACCTGCCACTCCAGGAGCACGGGCACGCCGAGCTCGTGCGGGTCGGCCGGGCGGGCCTTCTCCAACGTCACCTTGGTCGCCGGGTTCTGGCCGTCCTTCTCCAGGTGGAGCACGGTGTCGGGGTGCCGCGCCCAGTCGCCCGACACCATCCCGTTCTTGTTGGAGTGGTGCGCGGTGATGATCCCGAGGTCGTCCCAGAGGCCGAAGCCCCGGAGCATGTGCTTGAACTCCTCCGTCTCCTGCGGCGACCCGGCCCCGCTCGTACCGAGCGTGTGCAGCGGGTCGAGCGCGAGGTAGTCGGCGCCGAAGTCGCGGACGAAGGCGTGGGCGTGCTCGACGATCGAGGCGTCCCGGAAGGTGAACTCCCCCCACGGCGAGACGTAGATCGCGAGGTTGTCGAGCACGAGCTCCGAGTCGCCCGACCAGAGCTCGATCTTCTGCCGGAGCTTGTCCTGGAGCCCGCCGGGGATGCCCTCGTTGACGACGGCAACGACGCGCAGCGGCCGGGCCACCGGGTAGAGCAGCCAGTCGAGCCCGGCGCAGGCGTGGAAGAGCAGGTCGACGAGGACGCTCGTCTTGCCCGAGCCCTCGCGGCCCCACGGCATCACCCAGCCGTAGCGCGGCAAGAGGTTCGTCCCATCGCGGGTCGAGCCCATCAGCGACTCGGCGGGCGGCAGCTCGCGGCGCAGGAACTCGCGCAGCGTCTCAAACAGGATCGCCTCGAGCTCGTCCGTCGGCGGCGGCGGGGCGGTGCCGTTCGCCGCCAGCCCGCGGATCAGCGAGACGAGCTGCTCGACGGTGGGCTCCTCCTCGCTCATGCGAGCGGGTTGTCCTCGTCCGCGGCCGGGACGGGGATCGTCAGCATGCGCTCGTAGGCCCGGCTCGACATGATCCCCATCGCCCGCTCGTAGTTCGCCTGCATCGCCCGGCGCCCGCTCGCCTCGGCCTGGTAGGCGTCGATCAGCTCGCCGACGTCGCGAGCAACGAGGCGACAGCGCCGGGCGTGCTCGGCGTTCGTCTCCTCGTAGCCGTCGGCCCAGGCCCACAGCTCGCGAGCTCGCGTGGCGATCGCCTCCAGGTCGGGCGCCATCGGCTAGTAGCCCGGCGGGAACTCGTTGTAGTGCGCCCTGGCGGCGGCCTCCTCCTCGGGAGAGGGCTCCGGCGGCGCCTGCGGCTCCGTGGAGGAGCTCGTGCGCTTCGCCAGGCCCGCCAGCCTGTCGAGGAGCTGGACGGCCTCCGGGCGGCTCAGGGACTCCCGCAGCGGACTCCAGTGGAGCACGAGCTCCGAGTCGTAGGCGCCGAGCTCCAGCACGAGGTCCTCGCCCGCCTGGCCGCGCATCTTCGCGACGGCGTCGTAGAGGTGCCGCTTCTCGATCGCGCCGTTGTTGACGAGCTGGACGACGAGGATGTCGGCCTTCGTCTTCATCGCCTTGCTCGCCTTCGCGATCTGCGCGAGCTCGGGCGGCTCCGGCGGCGGCGGGGCGTCGGGCTCGGGCGGCTCGGGCTCGGGCGGCACATCGCCGCCCTCCACGTCGTCAGGCCCGAACGCCGCCGCCCGCCTGCCCTGTTGAGCCTGGGGCGGCGAGCCGACGGCGGTCAGGGCCTGCTCGATCGTCGGACTGCGCCTGGCCGCGGGCACGAAGCCCGCCGGCGGAAGCGCCCGCGAGTCGTCGGGCTGCGCGGGCGCCGCCAGCGCCAGGTAGCCGACGCCGAGGTCGAGCGTCGGGACGACGAAGCGGACGACCTGGCCGTCCTTGACGCCGCGACGCTGGTCAAGTCGAAGCTTGCTCGGGACGAAGGAGGAGCCGCCGCGGGCCTCCATCAGCGCGAACATCGTCGGCAGCTCGTGCGCCGCGTTCGCCCCGCGCGTGATCAGGCGCCAGCCCAGGACGGTGTCCAGCTCGGGCAGAGCGACGACGAGCCTTGTGTACAGATCGCACTTGTCTTGCCCCTCCGCGTTGCAGATGCAAGGGCCTCCGGTCAGCTCCTCGTCGACACCGTCGCAGAGGCGCATCCGCTTGGTCGCGCCCTCCCAGAGCTCGTAAGTCTGCCGCAGGGAGTAGCTCGGCATCACGAGCACCGGCAGCTCCTCGGCCTCGGTGTAGAGCTGCCACTCCTCGCCCGTCGGCGACTGCCACTTGGACACGTCGCCGCCGTAGAGCGAGGCGGCCTGCTCGAGGAGCTGGCGCCGCGGCGATGTGAGCCGGAAGGCCTCCAGCTTGCGGCCGGGCGCCTTCGGCTGCTTCTCTCCTCCTGCGCGGATCGCGCCGACGATGGTCAGGCGGCGTTGGAGCATGATGATCGCTTCGGGCACGATCGCCTCCTCTCGTAGTTGGGCGAACCGAGCCGAGCCCCGCTCTGCCATGACGAGCGCTGCCCAGCAAGACCCGGCTCTGGTACGCCCTGCTTCACGTCGAACGTTCTGCCAGCGTCTCGACTGCGGCCGCGACGAGCTCGACAGCCCCGCGCAGCTCCTGGTACTGCTCGTACCGGGCCTGCCAGCCGAGGAGCTCGCGCTCGGCCCTCACGACGATCTGGTCGGCCAACTCGGGCGAGGCCCAGACGACCCGTTCGGACACGTACGCCCGCTCGGCCCTCCCTTGCCCTCGCAGGGTGACGTTGTGGAAGGCCCGCGTGCGCTGCTCGCCGCTCGCGGTGAAGCGGATGACGGCGATCGAGCGCAGGATGCCTCGGGCCTGCGCCAGTCGGTGCTCGTGGGCCGCCCTCGCATCGTCCCAGTCGAAGTAGCGGTGGAGCGGCGAGCGCGAGGACTGCGCCATCTTGACGATGGCCTCGGGGTCGATCGGCCCGTCGCGGAAGCGCTTGTCGAGGAGCTCCCCGATGCGCTGCGCCTCCTCGTCGGTGTGCAAACCCGAGACGCCCGCGACGACGCGGTACTCAGTCGAGCTCACGAGAGCTCCTCCACGCTCTTCACGCGAGCACGGCCGAAGCTCCCGGACTTGTTCTTCGGGGCGGACGGGCGCCATTCGCCGATGCCGCCGCAGAAGAGGCCGAGGTCCATGATCGCGACCACCTGCTCGAGCGAGACGGTGCGGGCGTTGAAGCTGACGAAGAGCTCGCACGACCAGTCGGTGAACTCGGGCCGGTACACGGGCTGGGTCGGGTTGCGGCCGATGTCGGTGCGCAGGACGACCCCGGAGAAGTCGAGCACCGGGTCGCGGTCGACGAAGAGCCAGCCGGTCGCCTTCGTCTTCGGGATGCGCTTGTCGTCGAGCTGCGACACGCCGTAGAGGAACGCGTGCTTGAACGCCGAGGCCGGGTGGAAGTACTTGCCCGGCTTCCAGTCGATCAGCTCCTCCTTGCCGGGGACGATGTACGCGGCGGCAACCCACTCCTCGTCGGGCACGCGGGCCGTCTTCTGCTGCATCGCCTTGCCGGTCTGCTTGCCCTCGATCTGTGCGAGTGCCTTCTTCGACCACTGGTGCTGGATCAGCCCCGAGATGCCGACGATGTTGAGGATCGCCTGGCGCATCTCCAGCTCGGGGATCGCGATCTCGCGAATGTCTTCGACGACGGCGGGCTTCTCGGTCTTCGCCGCCGCCTTGGTCTTCGGTACTGCGGTCGTAGCCATGTTGGTTACGCTCCTCCTGCTAGTTGGGTGGTTACACGGGCGGGGCCGTTTGAGCGACCCCGCCCGAGCTTGTAGGTGCCTGCCGTGCCTCGCCCAGCCACGCGCCGCCTTGCGCTGCCGTGCCGCCCCTCACCGTGCCTGCCATGCCAAGCCCTGACCGGCTCCGCGGTGGGTTGCCGCGTCGTGTGCTGCCCTGTCGAGTCGTGCCGTGCCCGCCTTGCCTTGCCGGGCTCTGTCGAGCCCGGAGCGGAAGCGCCATGCCGAGCCCGCCGTGCCGAGTCTCGCCAAGCCAAGCCTTGCCCCGCCACGCCGTACCCTGCCCAGCCTTGCCCGCCCAGTCTTGCCATGCCGCACCCAGCCACGCCCGGCCGCACCACGCCAGGCCCGACCGCGACCTGACCGGCGGTGCCCCGCCCTGACGGGCCTTGCGCGTCCATGCCCGCCGTTCCAAGCCGAACCGCGCCCGGACACGCCGTGCCGAGTCGCGCCACGCCACGCCGGACTCTGCCGCGCCTGGAGTCGCCATGCCCGCCTTGCCTCGCCTGGCTGCGCCAAGCCAAGCCGCGCCCGGAGACGCCGTGCCGAGCCCTGACGCGCCCGCCCTGCTTCGCCGCGCCGAGCTCTGTCCCGCTGGGGCGTGCTCTGACACGCCTGGAAATGCCGTGCCCGCCTCGCTGTGCAGTGATACGCCCTGCCCAACCCGGGCACGCCCGGACGAGCCGGGACTAGCCTTGCCTGGCGTCACAGCATCGCCTCCTGTCCGAGGAGCCCGGCCTTCGCCGAGCTCACGCAGGCTGCGTGCGCGAACTCAGGCCGCGTCTCGCGTAGGCGAATGTCCGAGCCGCCGTGCTTGCCCGAGGCCCGGACGCCCGCGATGTGCTGCCAGCCGACAACGCGCTGCCAGGTGGACGAGGCGAGCGGGTTGACGGGCTCGCCGCAGAAGGGGCACGTCGCCTCGACCCCGGCCATCACTCCTCCTCGGCGCCGTCGAAGAAGACGTCCGAGACGACGAGGCTCTTCGTCTCCACGATCGCATCGACGTAGCCCTCGGAGTCGCGGCGGTGGCGCTTGCGCGAGCCCGCGACGTGGCAGGTGACGACGAGCTCGGCCTCCTCGCCCGCCCGCAGGCCGTTGTAGTACTTCACCTGCTGGGCGTTCGTGCGGTCGAGCTCGAGCGAGCCCGAGAACGCGAGCTTGAGCACGCTCGGGTCGGCCTCGTCCAGGACAACCGCGATCCTCGGCACTTCAAACAGGCGCCCGTCGCCGGGGCTCTGGTCTTCCACTGCGGCCACGCTCATGCCTCCTCCTCGTTGGTAGTGGGCAGCTCCAGCGGCGCCCCGAACACGTGTCGACTGACCTCGCTCTGCCAGCGGGCCGCCTGCTGTACGTGCAGGAACGCCCGCCAGACCCTGTCGTCGATCGCCACCGGCACGGCCAGGAAGTCGAAGGGCGAGATGACGATGCAGAGGGCGCCGTCCACCTTCGGCAGCTCCTCGTGCGTCTGGCTCTGGTCGTAGAGGTAGTAGCGCCCGCGGTTGGAGTAGCGCTGCTCGGCGATCACGCCCACCTCGGTGCAGCGCGAGTAGGCGCAGAGCTGGAGCGCCGTCTCCGGCCACGGCGGGCGGGCCTTCTCGCCGCCCGGCGGGTGCTCGGTCGTCTTGTAGTCGACGAGCAGCCGGTAGCCGCCGAGCTCGATGATCCCGTCGAGCGTTCCGGCGTAGCGGCGCTCGATGTTGTAGACCGGCGCCTCGGCGAGCAGGAAGGTCGGCCGGAACTTCTCGATCCAGCGCCGCCCCTGCTCCACGAAGGGCGCGATCTGCGGCTCGACGCGCGGCTCGGCCCCGAGCGCGATCTCCTCCAGCGCCTTGTGAATGTCGGTGCCGCGAACCTTCGCCTTCTCCGACTTCTTCCAGCGCTGGTCGGCGAGCCACTTGATCGCGCCCTCGCGGTCGCCGTCGCGGAGCATCGCGTCGACCGTGCCGCGCTTGTCGACCCCGGCGGTCGCGACCTGGTTGACGATCCAGTTGATCAGCCCCGGCCCGGTGCCGAGCCCCATCCCGATCAGGGTCGTCACGCTCCAGAGCTGGAGCGGCGCAGCCTGCGGCAGCGGCTCCATCAGCGGCGAGCTCACCGCGCCGCCCTCGGCGGCTTCTGGTCGAAGCAGCCCGGACAGAGCCACGGGCCTCGCGACCGAGCTGCGCCGCAGTGCAGCCGCGCTCCGCAGTCCGAGCAGGCCCGGAAGCCGCGGTAGGCGGCCCAGGCCTTCCAGGCCTGGAGCGCTTGCCGTTCAAGCGTCGTCACGTCGTCACCTCCGAGAAGTCGAGAAGCCAGCGGCCCGCGGCCGTGGCGCACTGCACCTGGACGGCGTTGCCGAGCATCCGCAGCCGGGCCGTCCGCCGGTTGCCGGTCGTCCAGCCGTGCGGGAGGCCGAGCATCCACTCGACGAACTCGGGCATCAGGCCTCCTCGATCGTCAGTTGGCCTGGGAGCGGGGCGGCCGAGCTCTCGCTCCCAGCGGCGGATGGCGGGCTCGTAGCGGCCCCAGTCGACCGCCGCGGGGTCGTACTCCCGCCCGTGCGGAAGAGGTCGGAGAGCGAGACGCCCGGGTTCGCCGCCGAGCCCGGCAGGTTGCGGCTCCCGGCCGACTTCGCATCCCCTGCCGTCGGCGTCGGCAGGAGCGCCAGCGCCTCCTCCAGGTGCGGGCCGCCGTCCGCGTTCGCGCTGCGGTACTGGCCGCCCCGGTCCGCGTAGCTCGCCGTCGGCGTCGGCAAGAGCTCCGGCGATGAAGACTCTCCAGCGGAGGTGAGGCGCTCCGACGTCGACAGCTCGCAGGCGGTCGTACCGCCACCGGTAGCCGAGTAGGGCCAGGTCACCGACCACATCTCCGATGAGGCCGGAAGCAATGAGGCCTGGGACGTTCTCCAGGAGCACGAGTCGAGGTCGAAGTACGCGAAGGCATCGCGCGATCTCAGGCCAGAGCCAGCGCTCGTCATCCGCGCCGCGTCGGGCTCCGGCCTGGGAGGCGGGCTGGCAGGGGAAGCCTGCGACCACAAACGTCGGCGGCGATGCCTCGCCGCTCCCAGTCGACGGCCCGCAGGTCGCCGAGGTTGGGGACGTCGGGCCAGTGGCGGGCGAGGATGAGCGAGCAGGCGCGATCGTTCTCGGCCTGGGCGACGAAGCTCCAGCCGAGGAGCTCGAGGCCGAGGTCGAGCCCGCCGCAGCCCGAGCAGAGGGAGAGGGCTCGCACCTCACCGCCAGACCCCGAAGTCGTTGCGCAGCGTCTCGACGCGAACGCTCGCGTGCGGCTGGGAGCCGTAGAGCTTGCGCACGTGCCAGGAGGCAACCTGCGAGTCGTCGCGTACGACGACGCCGGTCATCGCGTCGCCGAGCGCCCGCTGGAGCTTGTCGAGGTCGGGCTTCGCGCTGTGCCAGATCGGAGCGCTGTCCTTGAGACGCTCGGCGTTGCGGCCGCTGCCGAAGTGGCCCTTCGGCCGCGGGAAGAAGAAGTCGACGATCACGTTCACCGGGCCGTCGACCGGGCCGTTCGCCATCACCTCGGCGGCGGCCGCCGCGACGCTCTCCCGCCAGCTCTTCACGTGCGGGTTCGCCTCGGCGCCCCACGGCATCTTGGAGCCCTGCGGCACGGGCACGCCGGGCACGGTGAAGGTCAGCTCCACGGGAGCTCCCGGCGCAGGGCGTAGAGGCGCTCGGCCGTCGCCGCGTCCATCCAGCTCGGGGCCGCCGGCGGCGGCGGCAGGCGCTGCGGGAGCTCGGGAGCGAGCGCGGGCGCGGGCGGGAGGTGCTCCCGCTCCCAGCGCACCGTCTCTCGACTGGTCGCCTTGCGATGGCGCCCGCGGCCGTCGTAGTTGCGGCGCTGGGTCGGCATCACCGCTCGCGCTCCTTGCGCTCGGCCTCGGCGAGGGCGCAGCCCTTCGCGTGCGAACAGGCGAGCGTGTTCAGCTCCCACCACGTGCCCGCCCGGCGGCAGACCTGGCAGAGGAGCCATCCGGCCTTGAGCTCCGTCGAGCTCACCGGCTACCCTCCTCGGGAGGATGGGCGGCGGCCGCCGAGGTCGCCTCCTTTGCGCCGCCGCCCTTCTCCTTCTCCACGACCCTGAGCCCCTCGGCGGCGCCGTAGCTCTCCTCCGGGTTCTGCCGCTCCCACTCGGCCTCGAGCTCGCCGATCAGGTGGAGCAGGCCCGCGATGCGCTGGAGGCCGAAGCCTCCGAGCTCGGGACCGGGCGGGGCGAGCGCGGCGGCGGCGAGCTGCCGGTGCTGGTGAGCCACCTCGCGCTTCAACACATCGGCCAGGTAGTCGGGCCGGAGCCCGAGCGCCTGGCACACCTCCTTCGTGCCCATGCTCATGCTCCTCTCATTGCAGGCAGCCCCAGTAGCCACCAAGGCCGAGCCCGTACTGGGCGACGCGCATCTGCACGAGCGGCGGCGCCATCCAGGCGTGTGGGTAGCGGGCAGAGAGGCCGAGCGCTCGCGCCCAGGCCCGCCAGGTCGAGGCGGCGAAGCCGACGCCTCCCTCGTACTCGGTTCCCTCGTTCGGTCGGTGCCTCGCGCCCCAGTCCCAGAGCGCCGGGCCACCGCCTCCCGTCTCGCAGGAGCCGACTCGCATCCAGAACTGGATCTGTGCCCTGGTGAGCTCGGCCGAAGCTGGCGGCGCCGTCGCGAAGAGCAGCGCGGTCGCCGCGATGACTCCGAGGAGCCACCCGTGCAGGTGGGTCAGCATCGCGACCTCCTTGCGTCCAGGTGGGAGCGCCCGGGTGCCGAGGGGGGTCCAAGGGGCCGGGCGCTCCCACGTTGAGGCGGGGAGGAGGCCACGGGCACAGCGTCGGAGTCCCGTGGCTGCCGGTTTGCAGCCCACCGCGGAGACAGCCACACGTTGCAGGCCGCCTCCGAGCTGCATGTCTACGCCGGGCCGGACTCCTCCCCACGCACAGCGAAGGCCGCCGGAGGGGCGGCCTTCGGGCTTCTACAGGCTGACGGGCTTTAGCGCTCGGCGCTGTTGCGCCCGCTATAATAGAGCCTCCAAGAGAGAAGCAACCAAGGAGGCGACCATGCAAGGCACCGAACCGAAGAGCTCGAGCAGGCGGCGAGCCGTCATCTACGTCCGCGTCAGCCGCAAGGGCAAGCGCGGCGGCGACAGCTACATCACCGAGGACGTGCAGGTACAGACCTGCGAGGCCTACGCGAAGGGGAAGCGCATCCGCGTCGTCGGCACCTTCACCGACGTCAACCGCTCGGGCAAGAACGCGGCCCGGCCGGGCCTCCAGGAGGCGCTCGGGATGCTGGAGCGCGGCGAGGCGGACACGCTGATCGTCGCCCGGCTCTCGCGCTTCGCTCGCTCGGTCAAGGACACCGCGATCCTGCTGGACGAGATGCAGGGCTGGGGCGCTTCGCTCGTCGCCTGCGACATCGACATCGACACGAGCACGCCGATCGGCAAGCTCGTCCGCCAGCTCCTCGCGGCCTTCGCCGAGCTGGAGCTGGAGCTCGCCCGGGAGAAGTGGGAGGAGGCTCGCTCGCACGCCGAAGACCGCGGCGTCTACCTGCGCAAGGCGCCTCCCGGCTACCGCAAGAACGGCGGCCGGGAGCTCGTCCGCGACGAGGCCGTCGCGCCGCTCGTGGAGGCGCTCTTCGCCGACCGGGCGGCGGGCGTCTCCTGGGCCGAGCTGCTCCGGCGCTGGGAGAGGGGCGGCGGCCCGAAGATCAGTCGGCAGGGCCTGACGACGATCGTCGGCAACCGCGAGTACCTCGGCGACCCGCACGAGGCGATCGTCACCGTCGAGCAGTTCGACGCGGCGCAGGCCGTGAAGGCGCCGCGGCCGTGGCGCAGTCGGAACGGCTCGCTCCTCGCGGGCGTGCTCGTCTGCTCGGTCAGCGGCGAGCCGATGACCTCGGCGGGCGCAGACCCGCGGCGCGGCCGGAGCCTCTACCGCTGTCAGCCGGGCGCCTGCAAGGGGCACCGCCAGACGGTCACCGCGGAGCTCGTCGACCGCTGCGTCGAGGAGCAGCTCCTCGCCTGGGCGGGCGAGGTCACGCTGGAGGGCACGGCCAACGGGGAGGGCGGGCTGATCGCCGCCGCCCGCGAGCGGGAGTCCGCCGAGGCCGAGCTGGCCGCCTACGTCATCCATGCCGCAGCCTTGGATGCCAAGGTGTTCCAGCTCGGACTCGACGCCCGGCAGGCCCGCGTCGACGAAGCCGTCGATGCAGAGGCCCGGCTCAGGTCTGAGCGCCGGGTAGGGAACGTGCGCGTCCGGCTCGCCGAGGTCTGGCCGGAGCTCTCGACCGAGGAGCGCCGCCAGCTCCTGATGCAGGCCGTTGAGCGAGTCGAGGTCAAGCCCTCAACCCGCCGCGGCCTCGGCAGCTACACGACCGAGGAGCAGCGCCAGGACGCGATCTGCGAGCGCCTCCGGGTCGTCTTCCGCTCGGACGTCTGAGCGCTTGCGCCCACGACTCGGCTTCGGCGCCCAGCGCCGGGCCGGGTCGCGGCGGCGCATCACTTCGATGAAGGCCCGCTCCAGCGGGGTCAGCCGAGCCGAGTGCCCGGCCGTCGTCGTCCCTCCTGGCTTCGCCATGCTCGCCTCCTTCACTTGCCGAGGAGGGCACGCTACACCTCCCTCCGGCCTCCCGGCAACCTCCCGCCTTCCGAAGTTGCCGCAGTTTGCGAGAAGGACGTTTACCGCGTCCACCGGACGGCAACCTAAACTCCCCCTTGCACACGCACCTGGGAGGCGACCGAACTGAATGGAGAAGGCTGCGGCAAGCCTCGGGCCTGTCAACGACGGCCCGGATGAGATGAACTCGTCGGTGGGCGAGCGCCTACGCGAGGCCCGCCGGGCGGCGGGCCTGAACCAGCGCGAGGCGGCGGCCGAGCTCGGCGTCACCCGGCGCTCGATCTACGAGTGGGAGACCGACGTGCGCCTGCCTCACTCGGCCCTGCCCGCGCTGGCCGTGCTCTACGGCACGAGCGTCACGCAGCTCCTCTACGGCGTCGATCCTGCGAGCGAGGAACTGGTGGCTCTCCGCACCGAGGTCGGGGTGCTGGCACAGCTCGTGGTCGACCTGGCCGCGGCGACGGAGGCGGGCTTCGCAGAGCTTCGGCGGCTCGTAGAGGAGCTCCTGCGCGGAGATGACTCGTAGCTACGCCGAAGGCGATCGCGTGCTCGCTGATCGCGTCGAGGTACCTGACCACGTCGGCCCACAGCTCCGGGTCGGCGAGGCCCGCTGCCGCAAGATGGAGCAACGATCCCCCCCGGTCATCTCAAATCGGAGCGGGGAGCCTACTCGCTTGAGCTCCCCAGTAGTGGGGCCGCCGGACTGCGGTTAGCGCTCGGAGCGAGAAGTTTGGGACCAAAGACAAGGCGGGCCTCTCGGCCCGCCTCGGTCAGTCCTCGTCCTCCGGCTTCGGCTCCGGCTCGCCCGGCTGCGGCTCCGGCTCGCCCGGCTGCGGCTCCGGCTCGCCCGGCACGGGCGTCGGCGTCTCTGTCATGGTGCCTCCCTGTTCGGGTCTGGGTCGGTCGGCCTGTCCGGCCAACTCGGGAGCGTACGTGCCTCGGGCGGCGGCCCGAGCTCGGCCGAGCTGGCGGGCCACTCTTCCGGCTCATCGAACCGGTCGCGCTCGACGAACACCCCGAGCCGCGTCCGGTGGGTCTTCGGCTCGCCGCGGAAGACGCGGTAGGCGAGGATCATCGCGACGAGCGCCAGCAGCGCGACGATGCAGAGCGCCCCGAAGGCGAAGCCGTCGTGCGGGACGATGCTCGCGCTCACGCGAGCGCCTGGAGCGAGAAGATGAGCTGTTCGCGACTCGCGCCGACGGTGGAGACGACGAGCGTCCCGACCACGTTCGCGTAGATGCCGGTGCCGCCGATCACGACGAGCTGGTAGAAGGAGCGCGTCCGGAGGATGCCCTGGGCGAGGAGCGTGCCCTGCGGGAGGGAGTAGCTTCCCGAGCACCAGCTCGTGCCGCCGCCGCGGACGCCGCCCGAGCCGAGGAAGGTGCAGGCGAGGATGGAGCTCCCGAGCGCCTCGCCGCGATTGGAGAGCCGAGCGGTGTAGACGGTCACGCCGCCGAGCTTGGTCGCCCTCGGCGAGGCCGAGAGGTCGGCCTGCGACACGCGAACGGTCGAGAGGCCGGGCGAGAGCCCGGAGGCCGCCGGCGCGAGAGCGAGCGCCAGGAGTGCGGCGGCGACGACGATCCACGATCCACGATCCACGATCCTTAGATCGTGCTTCATCGGAGCGCCGCCTGCTCGGCCTTGACGCAGGGCGCCCGGTTCTGCATCACGGTGATGTAGCCGCGGAACACGTCGATCGTCACCTCGCGCTCTTGGGAGAAGCCCTCGGCCACCTGCTCGGTCTGGAGCAGGTAGGCGGCCTGGGCGGTCAGCGCCTGGAGGACGGCGTTCGTGCTGCACAGGAAGGCGATCGCCTCGGTGTTCGCCTTCGTCTGCGCGTTGACCCGATCGATCGTGTCGTTCAGCCGGGCGTTGAGCACGAACAGCCAGACGGCGATCCCTGCGAGCACGGCCCAGCCGACGAGGGAGTAGAAGCGCCAGTCGTCGAGGATGCGCCGGATCACGCCGCCGCCTCCTCTTCCTTCTTGGCGGCTCCGGCCACGAGCCGGGCCGCCTGCGGGAAGCCGAGCATCGTCATCGCGGTGCCGACGAGGAGCGGATCGGGGCTGCCGGGCGTCAGCGTCTCGTGGATGAGAATCCACACGCCGAGCACCGTGAGGATGAGGTCGCGGGAGATCCGCGTCCAGGAGCGAACCGTCGCCTCACGGCTTCGCTTCGCCGTCATCGGCGGGCTGGCTCTTGCCGCTCCAGATGCGATTGATCGTGCCCTTGATCCCGGTCCGGCCAACGAACAGGACGACGACCGTTGCGCCTCCGGCGATCGCGATCCCGGCCTCGGGCGAGAGGTCGACGCCCGCCAGCCCGAGCAGCCAGACGACGGCCGTGCCGGTGATCAGCGTGCCTCCGGCGGCGACGGTGTTCGGGTGCTGGGCGACGAGCGTCTTCGCCTTCGGCTTCGGCGGCGGCTTCGGCTTCGCCCTCGGCGGCGGCTTCGCCCTCGAGCTCGGCGGTGGCGGCGTCGCCATCACGCCACCCGCACGAAGGTCGTCGCCTGGCCGGTGGTCGAGCGCTGGCGCCGCATGACTTCGCCGCCATTGGAGTTGTTGTCGACGGAGGTGTTGCCTTCGATCGCCGTGAAGGCCGAGCCGCTCGTCCAGGCTTCGAACAGCCCGACGTGGTCATAGGTGCCGTCGCGGCCCCAGTCGTAGCAGACGAGGTCGCCCGGCATCACGGAGCTCGGGACGCTCAAGCCGTTCCGATGCTGTCGAGCGTCGTTGACGATGTAGGGGACGTAGGCGTAGCTCTGGCCCTTGGCGAAGGAGGGCGAGCCGCCCGCGTCGACCTCGTAGCAGTAGCTCGCGAACATGGCGCACCACGGCTGCCCATCGCCTCCGTACCAGGCGCCGAACTTCGTCTTGTTCGACCCGGCCGGGCTCTCCTTGACGCCGAGGTAGGTGATCGCGGCGGCGAGCGCCCGCTGGCGGGTGGTCTGGCCGGAGGGCGGCGCAGGCGGGATCGGCGCGGGCTCCTGCCCGCCGTAGAGCTGCCAGGCCTGGGCGATCAGGTTGGCCGCGTTCGCGTCCATCGCCATCTCGCCCTGGTGCGACCCGGTCGGGACGCGAATCGAGCGGAGGGTGTTGAAGGTCGCCTGGCCGACCCAGCCGGTGGTCGGCTCGACCTTCTGCTGGCGCTGCACCCCGGCGATCCCGGACTGGGCCACGTTGCCGCCCGAGCCGTGCGCGAAGCCGTTGGAGTAGGTGCGGTCGAAGGCCGAGGCGGGGCCGGGCCAACGCCCAGCTCGCCAGACCGTCCGCTTGTAGGCCTCGACGTCCGGGCCGTCGGCGCTCGGCGTCTTCCCCTGCTTCGCCGCGTCGGGTGGGTAGAGCGGTCGCGGGAAGCCGGGCACGGCGACCATCGGGCCGCCCTTGTAGGGCTCGTCCCACCAGTCGGTCATGTCTCCTCCTCCTCTTCGTCCCTGAGCCGGTAGCCGCCGGGCACACCTTGGAGCTCGCCGTCGGCCTCGGGGTTGTCCGCCGTGAGCGCGATCAGCTCCCGCTCGAGCTTCCCTTCTTGGTGGAGCTCGTCCAGCACCGCGGCCACCTCGACGGCGTCGAGGCCCTCGGCGGCGAAGGCGGCGGCGTTCGGGAAGATGAAGTAGTCGGGGCTCTGCCCGCCGAGCACCCGGAGCACGAGCTCGCGGTCGACGCTCACGTCTTCACGACCTTCGACACGACGACGAACGAGGGCGTGTCGTTGACGGCCGCGCCTCCGGCTCCGATCGCGCCGGGGATCAAGGGCGAGCTCGTGATGCCACTCACCCAGATGCCGGTCGTCGCGTTGAACATGCCGTGATCGTGGTTGCCGATGCCGCCGCCCGCGACGACGTTCGGGCCGAGCGCGGAGACGTGCTGCCCGCCAGCGCCGACGTCGCCGGGGTTCGCGTCGCTGAACCCGCGCGTGTCGAGCGCGTGGTGGTGGCCGGGGTCGCCGATCGCGTGCGCGTGGTCGGGCAGGGTGAGGCCGTGGCGGTGCTGGTGCTGGACCTGCCGTGTGCCGACCGGGAGCCCTTCGTTGGCGCCAAGCGTCGCGACCTGAGCCTGCCCGCCCGGGGCCACCCCGACGGTGACGCGGCCGCGCGTGTCGGGCAGGTTGAAGGTGTTGATCCCGTCGCCGCCGCCCCAGGTCGTTCCGACGACGGCGAAGAGGGCGGCGAAGGTGCCGCGGCTGACAGCCGAGCCGTCGCAGAGCAGGAAGCCGGTCGGCGCCGTGGCGGCGAACCAGTCCATCCCGGCACCGGTCGGCATGCCGACGCCCGGCAGCACGGCCTCCAGGCGCTGCGCGAGCGCCTGCACGTCGCGGGGCACGTCGGCCGTGTCCGTCTCCTGCGGGTAGGGGAGCGCGTACTTGGGAGTGGTCAGGGTCATGGGCTCCTCCTCACGGCGTGTCGGTCCACACCGCCTGGTAGTTCGGGTAGGCAGCGTTGAGCGCGGCGTAGGTCGCGAAGCGCGTGCGCACCTGGTCGTAGACCTGGCCGTCGACGCAGACGTAGGTCAGGATCAGGCCGCCGGGCTTCTGGCCGAGGAGCGCTCGCTCGGTCGCCGCCGGATCGGGCGTCTGGCCCCGGTAGGTGGTGACGGTCAGGTAGTAGGCGTAGTCCGGGGTGTCGGCCGGGTCGTGATCGCGCTCGGTGAGGAAGACGGAGCGGTTGCCGGTGAGCGTGGCTTGAGCCGCGCCGATCAGCGCCGCCCGCGTGCCGCGCTGGAAGCCGTCGGTCGCCTTGATCCGCTCGCGGTTCGCCTCGTCGCTCGCGCCCTTGATCAGGCGCACGCCGACGAACTGTCCGAGCCACGGCAGGGCCTCGGGCGGGCAGCGCTCGACGTCGAGCAGGAGCGACCAGCCGGGGCCAGTCGGGGTGTCTCTGACCCAGGCCTCGACCTGCTCGTAGGCGAGCGTCGCCGCGTTGACGAAGATCAGGAGCGCCCAGCCGTAGGAGGGGTCGTCTCGCGCGAGCGGCGCCATCATCCGGTAGAGCCGGGAGGCGAAGGGCTGCGGCTGGAGCTCGTCGGGCGGGCTCAGGTTGTAGCCGCTCTCGGACGAGGGCGGGGCAAGCTGGGACACCTACGTCAGCTCCTGCTCGACCGTGCCCGTGATCGTGCCGGGCCTGGGAAGCGGAGCGACGCCGGAGAGCGCCAGGTCGGCCGTGCCCATCGCGCCGCCGTGCACGCCGAGCTGGAGCGTCTGCACGTAGTGGATGCCGTCGACCCGGTTGACCTGCTCGGTGAGCTCGAGGTAGCGGACGGCCGTGACGTTGATCCAGGAGCGGCCGCTCGTGTCGCCGTAGGGCGGGATGCCCCAGGCGCCGGGCGTCAGGTACATCGCGAGCGCGTTGACGACGCGCCCCTGCACCTCGGCGGGGTCCCAGTCGCGGTAGCAGACGGCGTCGAAGCTGACGTCGATCGTGGTGTAGGTCGGGTCGGCGACGAAGACGAGGAAGTTGACCTCCCGCATCCCCTGGAGCAGGTCGTCCACCTCCTGCTTGACCGCGGAGGAGCAGGGCTCGCCGTTGGAGTCGCAGACGGCGACGGTGACGCAGCGCGGGCAGTTCGCGTCGACCGGCGGGCCGGGGTTGTAGAGGTCGATCGCCACCGCCCTGGCGACGCCCGCCACCTCGCGCTGGGCGAGCACGGCGAAGTCCTGCGGCAGGATCGGCCGCGGCGTGAGCAGGGTGAGCAGGGCCGAGAGCCGGGAGAGGTAGGTGTCGACCGTCTCGGCGTCCTGGCCGCCGCTCGTCGCCGCCTCCAGCGTGACCGACTGGATGAAGACGAGCGAGTCGACGACGGCGAGGTCGCCCGTGAGCCCGGAGGCTCCCGAGCCCGCCTCGAGCGCGTAGCACTCGACGCCGGTCACGGTGTCCTGGCCGGAGGGGATGACAGTGTCGGCGGCGACGAAGAAGCCGAAGCCCTCGGTGCTCGCGGGCGGCGTGATCGCGACGATCGTCCCGGCGGTGATCGTGTAACCCGCCTGGTCGACGGCCTTCCAGGTGGTGAGGGCGGTCGCCTGGACGGCGGGGTAGGGCGGGATGCCGAGGATGCTGGAGCCGAAGAAGCCGAAGATCGCCTCCGGCACGAGCGCGGTGAGCTCGCGCAGCTCGGCGGCGATCTCGGCGAGCGCCTCGATCATCCAGGACTCCAGGTTCCCGTTGGCGGGCTCCCAGCCGGACACCTTCCCCTGGAGGTAGTCGAAGGCCTCGGCGGCGAGGTCGACCGGCGTGGTGTCGATCGGGACCGGGATGTAGGAGCTGCTCATCAGTCCTCCGTTCTCACGCGCACGTCAACCTCGACGTGGCTGATGAGGGTGTCGAGGAGGTCGGGGTAGGAGCTCATCGTCGCGGCGGCTCGCGGCTCCCACTGGTCGAGCGCCTCGCGGACCGTGTCGAGGTCGGGCGCAGGCGAGGAGAAGGTCGGGTCTTCCAGGCCGAAGGCCGGGAGCTCGATGCGGAAGCCGACCGGACAGACGAGGATCGCCAGGCAGGCGTCGGCCACCTCGCCGAGCGAGTCCTGTTCGTTCACGGCCACCTGCGGGCTGGCGAAGCGGAACGGGAGCGCGAAGTGCGGGACGTCAGCCACCGAGCGGCCCCTGTGGCGGCGCCGCCGAGCCGACCGACTCGGGACCGACGCGGCCGCCGGCGGCGACGGACACGGTGCAGACGTCGGCGCTCGGATCGCCGCCGAGCGCGGCCAGGACGGCCTCGGCCGCGGCCGTTGGATCGAGCGGCGGCTCGCCGCCCGCGAGCTGGATCTGGACGTTGACCACCATGAGGAGCCCTCCTGCTAAGCGAGTCGGATCGGCTGGATCGCCGCGTAGCGGTTCTGCGAGGTCGACGCGACGTCGGTGTAGAGGGCGAGTGTCATCGTGCCCGCGGTCAGCACCTTGCCGACCCCCGTCGTGGTCAGGTTCGCCCACCCCGCGATCCCGGCCTGGAGCTGCTGCCACTCGGAGTCGAGAGCTCCGTCGTGCCAGCCGGAGACGCCGACCGTGCCCTGCCCCTGACGGTTGACGAGCGCCTGGCCCCAGAAGTAGTAGGCGCCGTTGTAGGGGATCGTGAGGGCGGGGAAGTAGGAGGCCCAGCCGCCGGGCATCCCGCCCGAGCCGGGGTCGTAGCTCTCGGAGCGGGTGCCGCCGATGAACATCCACTTCTCGGCGAAGCCCGACGAGGCGACGTAGCGCATGTGCCAGGCGAAGCTCGGCGAGGCGAGGGCGCTCACGAGGATCACTTCCTGCCCATCGACCGGGCTGGCGGGGAGCGTGGTCGAGACGGGGATCGGCGGGACGTCGGCCCGGGTGATCGCCGACCAGACCGCGGCGCCGCCGACGCCCTTCACCCACTGCCCGTTGACGACCGGCGTCGGGACGCCTGCGCCGGGCGTACCCTGCGGGCCTTGAGCTCCCGTCAGGCCGGTGTCGCCCTTCGGGCCTTGCGAGCCGGTTGCGCCCTGCGGCCCCTGCGCCCCGGTGGCGCCGGGATCGCCCTTGAGGCCCTGCGGGCCTTGTGAGCCTGTCGCGCCCGGATCGCCCTTGAGGCCCTGCGGCCCCTGCGTCCCGGTCGCGCCCGGATCGCCCTTCGCACCCTGCGGCCCCTGAGCGCCCGTCGAGCCGGTGTCGCCCTTGACGCCCTGCGGGCCTTGCGGGCCGGGGACGGTCGAGTCGGCGCCAGTCGCGCCGGTCGCGCCTTGCGGGCCTACGGCTCCCTGCGGGCCTTGCGAGCCCTGCGCCCCGGTCGAGCCGGTGTCGCCCTTGACGCCCTGCGGTCCCGCCGGGCCGGTGTTGCCGGGAACGCCTTGCGTGCCCGCTGGCCCCTGCGGGCCGGGGCCGCCCTGCGTGCCCTGCGCACCCGGATCGCCCTTCGGGCCGGGGCTGCCGGTTGCACCCGGATCGCCCTTGACGCCTTGCGGGCCTTCGGGGCCTTGCGGGCCGGGTGGGCCGGGCTCGCCGCCCGTCGCGTAGACGGGAGCAGCCGAGAGCACCCACGGCGTCCCGTCCTCCTCGGAGAGCAGGAGGAGCACCTCATCGCCCTTGGTCGGAGTGCAGTTGCCGGGCGCCCAGTGGCACGGACCCCAGACCTGGCGGTCGCCGTCGAAGGCGCCGACCGTGACGAAGAGCTCGTCGCCGGAGCTCGCGGGTGTGTTGGCGACCGTCGCCCGGACAGCCGACACGGGCGGGTCGGGGTGCAGGAGGTAGTCGGAGAGGGTCGAGCTCATGAGCCTGGGAAGTGGCGAGGGGAGAAGCCCGAGAGCGGGTGCATCTCGGGGTTGAAGCCCGGCCCCGACCAGCTCTTGCCCCAGTGGCCGGTGCCGAAGTGCTTGTCGCCCTGGGGCGTGTGGAAGACGATGAAGACGTGGACGCTGTTCGCGTAGACCGTCAGCTCGGAGCCCTTGCCGGGCTCGCCCCAGGAGCTCGCGATCGAGCCGGAGCCCATCACGCCGCCGCCGATCGTGAAGCCCATCTCGGCGGCGCCGAGGATGGCGCAGGTTGAGCCCGAGCAGTCGTAGCCGATGCCCGCGTCGACCTGGCCGGTGTACGGGTTGACGAGCCCGGTGTGGTTGGGGACGCCGCAGCGGGCGTGCCCGCCGCCCCAGATGTAGGGGTACTGCTTCGCGTCCATCGCCTGCGCCGCCGCCCAGGCGCGGGCGCCCTTGGAGCCGCCCTTCGCGGCGAGGCTCGGCGTGACGCCGTAGGGCTGGCTCGGGTCGACCTTGGCTGCGGCCTTCGCCGCCGCCGAGCTCGGGTCGGCGGCGGGCTCGAGCAGCGGCAGCGTCACGCGCTTGAGCGTGATCGTCGCCTCGGCGTCGAAGATGCCCCGAGTCACCTGACTCACCAGCCAGCGGCCGTCGGCCGGGCCACAGTTGTAGAGCTCGACCACCGAGCCGGGCGGGACGGCCCAGCGCGAGGCCCGCGCCTGGACGGTTGCCTCGGAGCTGTCCTTGCCGTTGTCGACGTTGAAGTCGATCGCGTCGACCCCGAGCGTGTCCTCACTGATCGAGAGCTCGGGCTTCTGCTGGAGGAGCGTCGCCTCGCTCGCGTAGTACACGCGGCCGTCGACTACGAAGCAGCGCCACTGCACGTCGCTCGCGAGCCGCTGCATCGCGTGCCAGGAGTTCTCGCGCTTGCCGTTCGTGCCGCCGCGCTGGAACTGGAAGGGCGCCGTCGCCGCGGTGGTGGTGGAGAAGGTGGTCGGCTGGCTCGTCGCCGAGCTCGTCGCGCCGATCGCGGCGCTCGGCTTCACCTTGAGCTTGGTCGGCAGCCCCGCGTAGGCATTGACCCACACCTCGGCCTCGTCGTGCCACTGCTCGTTCACCTTCGCCTCGCCGATCCCCATCACGTTCTCGCCGATCCAGGCGGGCGTCCAGTCGGGGTGTTTGAGCGCGAGCTCGATCGCGCCGCCGAGGCCGCGGAAGCCACGAGTGAGGTAGGTCTTCGCGCAGGCCTCCGGGTCCATCTGGCTGATGCCGAGGTTGTCGGCCGTGCTCTTGAGCACTTGCAGGACGCCGAGGCTGCCGCCGTAGCGCAGGCCCGCCACGTCGCCGAAGTTGATGTTCTGGATCGTGCTCTCGGTGATCGCCGAGGAGATGAGCGCGACGCAGGCGTTGTGCGGCGCCGAGAGCGAGGCGGCGACGTCGAGCAGGCGCTCGCCGAGCGCCCGCTGGGAGGCGCTGGCCGGGTGGTGCTTGACCGTGAGCGTCTGCCCTGGCGAGAGCCCCTTGCCGAGCGCCGTCGCCCGTGCGGTCGGTGTGAGCTTCTGGGCGGCGGTCGTGATCGCGACCTTCTGCTGGGTGTGCAGATCGGGGCAGACGAACTCGACCGGCGGCTTGAGCTCCTGCACGAGCGAGAGGATGAACTCGGCCCGGGTCATCTTCGACCGGGCCGCCTTGCGCGGGCCGCTCTTCGCCTTGAGGTAGGCGACGACCCGGTCGACGAAGGTGAGCTCGATCGAGCTGCCGCTCTTCGACACGGCCGTCAGCCGCCACCACTGACCGTCGAGCTCCAGGTCGATCTGTTGCGAGAAGACGCCCGAGCGGAGGAGGTCGCGGTGGGCGTCGTCGACCGTGAGCGAGAGCGTCGAGGCCGCTTCCATCGAGCGCTCGATTGAGCCGTCGGTGATGCGCGAGTCGATCGAGACGCCCGGCAGGACGAGGTTCTTGGTCGCAACCTCCAGGACGATCGCGCCGACGTTCGTGTCGGCGACGAGAGGGAGGGCGGCGCTCACGGCAGCCGGATCACCTGGCCGGGCACGATCGAGCGCGGGTCGCGGATGCCGTTCAGCTTCGCGAGCTCGGGCCAGCGCTTCGCGTCGCCGAGCTCCTTCGCGGCGATCGAGAGCAGGTCGTCGCCCTCGCCGAAGCCCGCGGTCACGGTGCCGGGCGTGCCCGCCTGGAAGCCCGAGCCTCGAGCTCGCCCGGCGACCACGCGCTTGCGGGCGGCGCCGGAGGCCGTCTTCGTCGCGGCGGCCTTCATCTGCTGGAGCTGCGAGGGCGAGTCCTGGGTGACGCGCACGTCCGAGACGTACTCCAGGAGCGAGAGCGTCACCTGTTGCCGCTGGCGGTTGCCTTGCGGCCCCATCAGGGCATCGCCCCAGGTGAGCGTGTCGAGCACCCAGCGGCGCCCCTGATGCGGGACGCCGTTCCCGAGCGCCGAGATCGACAGCCGCGGCGGCCAGCCGTCGGAGGCGCTGGGAGCTCCGAGCCGCTCCAGCGCGGAGATGGAACGCTCGACCGAGAGCCCGGCTTGCCAGCCGTCGAACAGGATCGGCAAGTCCATGCGGAGCGAGGGCGAGCCCGACCAGACCGTCATCGTCGAGCGCATCGGCCGGATCACCTCCGTCCAGCCGCCGTAGCCCTGCGTCACGTTGGGCCGGTCGGCGGCGAGGCGGGCGGTGATCGTGATCGGCGGGTCGACCGAGCGAACGGTCACCCAGCCGAGGCGCGGCTTCCGGGCCACGGGCTACCTCCGAGCGAGTTGGTCGGACGCGACCCGAGCGACCGAGCGGGCGATCTCGCGGCGGTCGAGCATCACGGGCACGGTGATGACGAGCTCGCGCCCGTGCCCGACCGAGGCGGTGTCCGGCGTCGGGCGGACGAGGGCGCCGGCGGGCAGCGAGACGAGCTCCGGGCCGCGCTCGCCGACGACGAAGGAGCCGGGCCTGGCGACCGCGCCGCCGTACTGCCCGAACGCCTTCTTGGCGAGCCCGGCGGCGGCGCCTCCAGCCTTGAGCGCGAGGCCCACGCCCGGCACCTTCCGGAGGATGTGGCCGAGCTTGCCGGGAAGCGTCTCGACCCAGGAGACGAGGTTCTGGATCGCGGTGCGGACGGCGGCGACGATGCCGAGGGCGAAGTTCTTGATCGCCCCGAAGTGCTTGTAGATCGCCGCGGCGGCGAGCCCGAACGGGCCGAGCAGCACGCCGACGAGGTAGGGCCAGTTGGCCCGGAACCAGCCGACGACGCGCCCGGCGCCGCTGACGATCACCGACCACACGGCGCCGACGAAGTCGCGCACCTGCTTCCAGTGCGTCACGATCAGCGCCGCGGCGATGCCGAACGGGCCGAGCAGCACCCCGAGGAGCAAGGGCCAGTTCGTCTTGACCCAGCGCCAGACGAGCTGCGCTCCCGCCAGGATCGCGTGCCAGGCCGTATCGACCGCCCGGTGGAACCAGCCGACCCGCTTGTAGGCCTCGTAGAAGGCGACGCCCAGGGCGACGACCCCGGCGACGATGAGCAGGATCGGGAACGCGTCGACCGCCAGGTTGAGCAGCCACTGCGCCGCCGCCCAGGCCTTCGCCGCGAGCGCCGCCGCCTTGCTCGCGGCCGCCTGCACCCAGGTCGCGGCGGCGAGGAGCTTGGTCTGGATCGTCTCGATCCGCTTCGCCACCGTGAGCCGCTTCGACCAGAGGGTGAGCGCGATCGTCACGACCTTGTACGCGGTGAAGGCGGCGACGACGCCGTAGATGACGACCTTGAGCCGGGTCGAGTTCGACGTGATCGGCTGCAGGAGCTTGGCGAAGCGCATCAGCACCTGGCCGACCTGGATCAGCACCGGGAGCAGCGCGAGGGCGAGCTGCACCGAGAGCCCGTGCATCGCCGCCGAGAGCTCCTTCTGTTGCTTGACCGCCTTGAGGTTGGCCTGCACCTGCTTCTGGGTGAGGTAGTTCCCGGCCTCCCGCTGCGCCTCGAGCCACTTCTTGATCCCCTCGCGGCCCTTCGTCAGCACGGGGAGGAGCTTGTAGCCCGAGCGGCCGAACAGGAGCTGGGCGTCGGCGGCCCGCTTGGCCGGGTCCTTCATCGTCTTGAACGCGTCGGCGACCTGGAGCATCACGGCGGGTGTGTTGCCCTTGGCGAGATCCTTCTGGGAGACGCCGAGCGAGTCGAAGAGCTTGCGGGCCTTGACGCTCTGGGCCTGCGCGGTGGTGATCCCCTTGGAGAGCTTGGCGAGCTGCTTCGGCGCGTCCTTCCCGCCCGCCGCCGAGACGAGGTCGATCTGGTGCCGGAGGTCGGCGATCTTCTTCGCGGCGTCGCTCCCGCCGCCGCTCGCCTTCGCGATCTGCTTCGACAGCGTCTGGAAGCTGACCGACGTCTGTTGCGCGGAGATGCCCATCTCCTCGGTGGCGCTGAGCCACTCGGAGGCGAACTCGGAGCCTGCCCCGGTCTGCTTCTGGAAGCGGTAGGTCGCCTTCGCGAGGTCCTCGGTCGAGGTGACCGCCTTGTCGATGAAGCGGACGGCGCCGTAGATCGCCGTCGCCCCGGCGGCGTACTTGAGCAGGCCGAGGGCGCCGCGGCCCGCCTTCTTGCCCGCCACCTCGGCCGACGTGCCAACCCCGGTCGTGGCCTTCGACGCCTCGCCTGCTTGGCTGACGAAGGCGCCGACGTTCTTCATCGACAGGATGACCTCGATGATCGAGGGAGGTGGCATCGCCTCCTACTTCGCGTTGAGCTTGTTGACGATCTCGACGCCGCGGTTCGCGACCGCCCGCAGGAGCAGCCGCTCGCGGGCGTCCGTGGTGGTGAGGTAGCGGTCGACCGGGAGCCCGAGCAGGCCCATGTAGGCGAGCAGCGTCACCGTCCCGCCGCTCACGATTCCCCCAGCATCTCCTCCTCGAGCTCGCCTTCCATCCCGGACGACCACTGGTAGAGGTCGATCTGCGCCCGCTCGACGGCGACCTCGGGCGAGGGCGCTCCCTCGTAGAGCACGCGCAGGAGGTCGCGGGCTCGCTTCGTCTCGACGCCGAAGAGCTCGGCGAGCCGCGCGTCGATGCGCACGAGCTCGCCCTCCGGGTCGATCGACTCCAGCGTGTCGGCGGGACGGCGCCGGGCGAGCACCTCGCGGCAGGAGTCGATGATGATGTCCGCGTTGAAGGCGTAGTCCAGCTTGGCACCGCCGCCAGTGCGGGTCAGCCGCTCGCGCACCTGGGCGAGCTTGGTCGCGTCGATCGGCCCGCAGCGGATCACGAGGCAGCCGTTGTAGCCGGGCACGTCGAGGTCGAAGTAGCGGTCGTACGCGAGGGCCTCGCGGCGCTTGCGCACGGCGTCGAGCACGGAGTCCCCCGGCGCCGCCTGAATCGGCCGCGCCTCCTCCTCGGGGAGCTCCTCCTCGGCGGGCTCGGGGAAGTGGTGGACGGCTTCCATCACGCGGGCACCGATCCGGAGGGCGTGATCTCCAGCTCGATCGTTGCCGCGTCGGTCGAGGTCGAGTCGACCTCGGGCGGCGTCACCCGCTTGAGGACGCCCGTGTAGACGAGCGCCTTGCCCCACGAGGCCCCGTTGACGTCGAGCGCCGTCTTGGTGAGCTTCACCTGAGCCTTGCCGACGCGGGAGAGGAGCCAGTGGAGCTGTGAGTCGTCGCGCGGCTGGTCGTAGAGCCGCGAGACGACGAGCTGCCCGATCGTGATCGAGCCGCCGAGCGAGACGTTCGGCGCCATCCCGCCGGGCTTGTAGGTGAGCTCGTCCGAGTCCGACTCGCCGCCGGTCAGCACGTCCCAGGAGTCGGGCAGCGGCTTGCCGTCGACCACCAGCTTGACCCGCCACATGTCTTTGCGCATGCCAGTCATGTAGTCACCTCCTCTCAGGCCGCGACCGCGGGCAGAGCCTCGTTCACAGCCACCTTGACGATCTCGATCAGCACCCACTCGGCGAACGGGCTCATCCGCACGCCGATGACCGCGTGCAGCTCGCCGTTCGCGATCGTCGCGGGCGTGTTGATGCTGGAGCCGGTGTCGACGTAGAAGGCGTCCGCGGGCGTCGCGCCGTAGAGGGCGTCCTCGTTGTAGTAGGCGAGCAGCATCCCGGACAGGTCGCCGTTGAAGTCCGAGAGCGTGTGCCCGCGCCCGTCGAGCTGCGAGAAGACGTAGTTCTCGCCGATCGCCTCGGCCTGCGCGACGATGCCCATGTTCAGGCGGGCATTGCCGAAGTCGAGCCAGGCCGGGGTGGCGACCGGGTCGACGCAGCTCCGGTAGCCGTAGGTGCGGACGCCGCCGTAGATCAGCCGGGCCATGTTGACGCCGCTGTCGTTCAGCATCTGGTAGTCGGAGTCGGAGTAGCGGCCGTTCAGGTCGAGCGCGTAGACGGCCTGCCCGAGGACGCCGGCGGCCGCGATGTTCGGGTTGTAGGAGGCGTCGTTGCGGGCGATGATGCCCGCCTCGACCGCGGCGTAGGGCACGGTGCGCTGGGTTCCGGCGACGACGCCGGGCACGAGCGCGGAGGGAGCGAAGAGCGCCGCGTAGCGCCCGTTCGCGTCGGTCTGGAGGGCGAGCCCGGCGCCCTTGAGCGCAGCCGAGTCGCCGTCGGCGCAGGAGAGCAGGGCGACGCGGTTGGTCGCGGCGCAGTGGGCCGTGAGGGCGCTCTGGTTGTCGGCGACGGCGGCCTTGGCCGGGTCGGCGAGGAACACCTGGCCGGGGCCGAGGTCCTTCGTCAGCGCCGCCAGGGCGGCGGCGATGCCCGTGTCGACGGCCGTCGGGCTGGCGGCGAGGTGATCCTCGACCGCCGTGAGCTCCTCGGCCTTCGTGCCGTAGTCGGCCGGGTTGAGCCCGTAGGAGACGGCGAGCACGTCGAGCTCGGCGCGGGTCATCGCCTCCAGCTCGGCCGTCGTCGGCGCCGTCTGCACGCCGACGGTCATCCCGCCGGTCGGGTTGGTCGGCGCGACGTAGAGCTTGGCGCCGCCCTCCCGGAAGTAGGTGTCGGCCGCGTCGTAGGTGGCGTTGCCTGCGCCCGAGCGGTCGCCGAAGGCCGCGACGTACTCGGTCATCGAATGGACGAGCTGGTAGAGCGGGCCTTGCACGGTGTCGCCGACGACGAAGGCGACTCCTGTGTCGGTGGGTGCGGACCGTGGCGGTGGAAGCGCACGCGAGATGACGTCGACTCCAGGCCTCATCAGTCCTCCTCTCCTGTGGGTAGCGGGTCGGTGCCGTAGTTGATGACGTGCTCTTCGTGGGTCTGGACGAGCGGCCAGGGCGCCCACGGATCGACGCTCGGCGGGTCGGGTAGCAGCGGCCCGGCGTTCGCCGAGGCGACGTCCTCGACCTCGACGGTGAAGTGGGCCTGCCCCGAGCTCAGGGAGCGCGAGTCGTCGTAGACGAGGTCGTCGTAGCGCTCGTCCAGCCAGACCGTCCCGTGCGCGTGGCCGTCGAGCGAGGGCCGCTGGATGATGAGTGTGCGCACGGCGGCGACGTAGTCGAGCGCCATCTCGTGCGCCTCCTCCTGGTAGCGGGCCGAGCAGACGCAGCCGAAGCCCATCACCCACCAGCACTGGTAGCGCCCGTCGCCCCGCTTGCGGGGCGGCGTCGCCTGCCCGGCCGAGGCCATGACGATGCGCGGGAGCTGGTCTTCGGGCCACTGGTCGAAGCTCGCCGTGCGGACGAAGGAGCGCGGCCGGGCGTAGTGGAGCTGCGGGAGCCCGTGCTGACGCTCGACCTCGGCCAGGTAGGTCGAAGTCCAGCGCTTGAGCAGGGCGATGCACCAGTCCTCGACGTCGGAGCCGGTGACGATCCGGCCGAAGATCGAGTCGGGGTCGGGGTTGAGCTCGCCGACCGGGTCGGAGACTGGCGCACTCACAGCCGCCGCCGGTCCTCGACGATGTAGCCCTGCACCGTCTCGGTCATCGCCGCGACGGTGCGCGGGCTCAGGTCGATCAGCTCGCGCTTCGGGACGCCCTCGCCGTACTGGTGGTAGCGGGCGTAGGGGACGGAGGTGCCGAAGGCGAGCTCGTCGCGCCCGCCCGACAACGTCACCTCGAGGGCGGCCGTGCGCGAGGTGAGCGAGCGCTCCAGCTCGCCCGTGCGCCGCAGGATGCGGGCATCCCAGCCCTGCGCCTGCTTGAGCGCCACGGTCGAGTCCTTGAGCGCCGTCCAGCCCGGCCCGTCGGCGGCGAAGCGGGCCTCCTCGTCGCGGCGGAAGAGCGGGTCGAGCTGCGGCTTCACCGGGCGCACGTCGGCCGCCCGCTCGCCGACCTGGAGCAGGCGCTCGGCGGCGACCTGCTCGCCGACCACCTCGACCTGGAGCTGGGGCGCCGCCGCCGCCATCAGACCTCCAGCTCGGGATCGAGCTGGTGCGGCCAGAGCCAGGAGTAGGGGATGCTCGTCCAGGAGCCGACCGGCACCATCGCCATGTCGTAGCTCGCGAGCTCGCCGCCGCCTCCCTGGCTGATCGCCTCGGTGAGCGCCTGGAGGTCGTCCAGGTACTCCTCGCGGAGCTGGGTGTAGGCCGAGCGGTCGGTGCGCACCTGCTCGGGGAAGTACGACTTCTCCACCCGCATCGCCGCCCGGTAGGCGACGAGCGCCTGGAAGGCCCCGGTCTGCTCGTCGGTGAGCGAGCCCTGCGGCGGGAAGCGAACACCGACGAGCGCCACGGCGGCGTCGATCTGCTCCTCCACCTGATCGGCCGTCGGCCGCGTGTCGTCGTCGAACGTGCCAACCTCGTTGCCCGCCGAGTCCTTCGTCCGAGCTCGGATCAGGAGCGCCACCTGTTCGACCGTCGGCCGCCCGCTCACGGTTGCGCCGCTCGCGACCACGAAGCACTCGCCGCTCTGCCCCGAGCTCGTCGACACGGTCACGGTGTGCACCCCGGCCGAGAAGCCGAAGAGGTTGACGGCGACCGTCTCCGTCGCCGAGCCGACCGGCCCGCTCGACACGACCACGCCGTCGAGCGCCCAGGCGATCGTCGTCCCTGGGACGGTCGTGTCGACTGGCGTCGCCGAGCACGTCCAGTAGGTCTGGTCGGGCGGCGTCGTCATCGCCGCCGTGACGGTCAGCGGCTGCGCACTCATGGCGCGGGCGCCGGGTAGGGGAAGCCGGGCACGCGCATCATCCGCTCACTCATCGGCCAGGTGCCGGGAGCGTCGTACTCGTAGAGCAGGTCGTAGTTCCGCTGCCACCAGTCGGCGGGCCAGTCGGGCATCGGGAAGCGCATCCAGCCCGCGAGGAGCTCCTCCCGCAGCCCGACACCCGCCCACCGAGGAGCGCTGACGATCGGCGGCCGGGTGTCAGGCAACGGCATCTCAGGAGCTCGCGCCGCTGGAGCTCGAGGAGCTCGACGTCTTCTTCGGCGGGGCGGCCTCGGCTGGCTTGCCGAGCGTCTGCTCGACGCGCGGCCCGGCGGGCGGGTTGTCCGGCTCGGGCTCGACGGAGGCGTAGGACGAGTGCTCGGCGTCGGTGGAGAGCGTCGGGTCCGGCGCCTCCGGTTCGGTCGGGGTGGTGCTCACAGGGAGCTCTCCTCTCAGGTTGCGTTCTTGATCGCCACAAGCGCCCTGGCGGCGTCGTGGATCATGAAGCCGAGCCGCGTCTCGTAGCGGATCGCGGTCAGGTTCTCGGCGAAGAGCTTGCGGTCGGCGACGCCGTCGTTGACGGTTGCCTCGCTCGACGTCGTCAGGGTGACGTCCTTGCGCACGCGCACGTGCAGGTTCGGCCGGTAGACGACGAAGCCGAGGAAGTCGGTCGCCGCCGGGGCCGCCGCGGCGGAGGTCACGTTCGTGCTGACGAACGAGCTCAGACCGTAGAGCGGGTCGCGGCCCGTGCCAGCGCCGTAGATCGGCATCGAGGGATCGAGCGTGCTGCGGGCGTCGCGCAGCACCTGCGAGAAGCCGAAGCCGAGCAGGGCGCCCATCTGCGAGCTGTCGCCGTAGCCGTTCGCCTCGAGCAGGCCCATCGCCTTGGAGATGGCGAGCTGGAGGGCGTCCGGCTTGGTCTGGTCGTACTCGACCGACAACGTCGCCTGGGTGAGCCAGGAGTCGAACACGGAGGTGATCGCCGTGCCCTTCTGGAGCCCGACGGCGTGCGCGTCGATGACGTCGTTGATCGCGCTGCGCACGCCCGAGTCGACGAGCACGTTGAGGTCGCCGCTCTGCACGTCCTCCAGCATCTCGTCGGTGAACAGGACGATGCTCGCGAACTTCTTGATGTTGATGTAGGTCAGGCCGAACGAGGCGCCGGTCACCGGCTTGGTCGCGCCCTCGCCGACTGCCGAAGCCGTCGGCTGGCCGAGCCAGATCGGGAACTGGGTCTTGACGGCGCTGGTCGCCCGCTTGTCCCCTGCGAGCGCGATCGCGCCCGACTCGATGAGGATCGCCTGCGTGAGAATCTCGCCCTGCTCGGGCGGGAGAAGGTACCCACCAGCAATCGGCGGGTTCTCCGCAAACGGGATTTGGTTAGCCATCTAGCTGCTCTCCTTGAGCGAGGCCCGGCGCAAGGCCGGGCGAGGGTCAGCCGCGGCGACCCAGTGAGCGGAGGAGGAGCTCGTTGTGCGCCTCCTCGGGAGACTTCTGCTCGGGCACGGTCGGCCGCGCTCCACCGTCGAAGCCCGCGGTGGCCGGGCGTCCCTGTTCGGCAAGCAGCCGCTCCAGCTCCTCGGCCCGCAGCTCGATCTCCTCGCGCGTGGTGCCCGAGAGGAAGGCGGCCGCGGCCATGCCCAGCCCGCGCTCGGCGGCGACCTCGTAGCGGAGGAGTCGCTCCTCGGCTGCGTGGGCCTTGCGCTCGGCGCTGGTCAGGCTGTCGTTGAGGCGCTGTTGCTCCGTCTTGTCCCGGTCTTCGTACTCCTGGAGGCGTTCCTCCAGCTCGGACAGGCGGGTGCGGGAGGAGGCTGCCTCCCGACGGAGCTGCTTGACGTAGGACTCGGAGTACGTGCGCCCGTGCTCGCCCTCCTGGGGCTGCGGGTCGTCGTTGCTCTCGGGCTCCTGGCCCTCGCGGCTCGCGGGCACCTGGCCCTCGGGCTGCTCGGCGGGCGATGGCTCATCCATCTCGTGCCCTCCTCTACTGCGGTGGTGGTGGCCCGCCGGCGGCGCCGGTTGGCGGCGTCCCGGCCGGGGCGGGAGTCGGCTCGCCCGTTGGGGCGGCGGCCGTCTGCGACGCCGTGGTCGACTGGAGCATCTCGCGGGCCGTCGCGGCCTGGGCCTGGGCGGCGGCCACGAGCTCGGCCTCCCGGGCCGACTCGGCGAGCGCCTCCATCTCGGTGATCTGCTCGGGCGTGTAGCCGAGCTCCAGCCAGATCACCGGCAGCGGCACGCCGAGCGTCCGCTTCTTGACGGCCGCATCGACGAGCTGGCCCTGCGCGATCCGCTCCGGGTTGGCCCAGATCGCCTCGCACTCGGCCGTCTCGACGGCCGTGCCGGAGGCCTGGAGCGCGAGCGCCATCGCCTCCTCCCAGGGGTCGGAGAAGAAGAGCGTCTTCGACCGGCACTTCGACACGAGCCCGGCCTCGGCCACCGAGAGCGCGTCGCCGCTCATGTTCACGAGCTTGGCGAGCAGGTAGTGCGGCGGCGTCCGCGTCTGGGCGGCGAGGTGGGTCACGAACATCTCGATCGCGTTGACGAAGTTGGAGAGGTCGGCCGCGGCCAGGTCGGTCACGCGGGCGTCGGCGGGCTTGAACGTCCAGAGGCGGCTCATCGCCGCCTTCATCTCGGCCTGCGCGAGCGGCTGGCCCGTCTCCGGGTCCTTCGGCACCTCGACCCCGGTCACGACCCGCTGCGGGAAGGCGCCGTACTCGCTCGTCACGATCATGTCGGTGCAGAGCTTGTTGATCGCGTTCTGGAGCGGGATCGCGGGCTCCAGGTCGGAGTGGGCCACGCCGAGCACGCCCGGCTTGTTCTCCAGCGGGATCACCGGCACGACGCCGAGCGGGTTGCTCACCTCGGCGAGCTCGCCCGAGCGCGGCACCCAGACCGTCTCGCCGAGGCGAGCTCGAGGAGCGTCGACCGACTCGGCGCTCTCGTACTTGAGCACGACGTCGGGCAGGTAGAGCGTCAGGTACTGGAAGCCGTCGTCGCCGAGCCAGCGCTTCGCGGCGGCGAGCCGGTGGCGCCGGTTGGCCGGGTCGTGCGCGACGATCACCTGCGAGGCGTGCTCGACGGTGATCAGCGGCTCGCCCTCGTTCGGGTCGACGAGCAGGAAGGCCCGCCCGTTCTTGCCCGCCTCGGTGTGCGCGATCACGCTCTCGACGTCGAGCCCGTTCGCCTGCCAGAGCGCCCAGGCCTCGTCGGCCACCTTCTCGTTCACCCGGAAGCCGACCACGCGCAGCCGCTCGACGGCGGCGTCGACCACGATCTGGCACCAGTTGTCGGCGAAGGCCGAGAAGAGGGCGCCGAAGGCCTCGCGGAACTTGGACGTCGCGAACTGGAGCGGGTGGCGCCCGTCGTAGTAGCTCTCGTAGAACTCGGCCTCCAGGGCGCGGTGGTCGAGCTGCGGGAGCAGGAAGCCCCGCCAGTCTTCGGGCGTGCGCTGGGCCTCGCGTGGGAGGCGGGCGACTGTACTCACAGGAAGGCGTACTCCCCTCGGTCGAGCTCGCTCGCCGCGATCGCATCGCAGCGGGCCTCGTAGGCCAGGACGGCGGCGACGGCCGCATCGATCTTCTCGGCGGCGGCTCCCTTGTCGAGCCAGTAGCCGCCGCGCACCTCGCGCATCTGGGCGTTCAGGACGTGCCGCGTGAGCACCTCCGAGCCCGTGTGCGGGATGCCCTCGCCGAGCAGATCGGTGCGGAAGCGCTCGACGGCGCCCATGAAGCGCGAGCGGTTGGTCGGGTAGCGCGTGACGGCCGGGTCGCCGTACTCCCTCGCCCAGCCGTCGATCTCGCTCTGCCAGAGTGGCGGGTCGAAGTAGCCGCGGACGACGGCGTACTCCTCCATCGCCTCGGCGATGGCCCGGTCGACCTCGCCCGTGGGCACCTCCCAGGCGCCGCCTCCTCGCGGTGCCTCCCAGACGCCGAGCGGCTGGAGCAGGCCGTCCTCCAGGCGACAGGCAACGAGCGCCGTCGAGTCGCCGTAGCGGGAGCCGTCGAAGCCGAGGGCGATCTTGTCGCCGGGCTCGAGCTCCTCGGTCGCCGCGGCCAGGTGCCAGATGTCGGGCGCCATCCAGAGCCCGCCCGCCCCGGTCCAGATGCCGCAGACGAAGCGGCGCCACTCCCACGGCAGCGTCGAGGGCGAGTCGTGCGCCTGCGCGAGCTTCTCGACCGTCTGCCAGCTCGCGGGGTTCACCTCCTTCACGAGCTCGATCGAGTCCGGGTCGTCTTCGGCGTCGAGCGCCCACTCGTGCAGGGCGAAGCCGTTGTCGAGGCTGCGGGCGTAGGTGTAGCGGCCCTCGCGCTCCAGGTGCGGGAGCTGGTAGGCGGCCTGGCGCGTGTGCCCGAGCGGGCTCGTGACGCTCTCGCCCGCGACGGAGATGGCGACCATCTGCCCGTCGCGCGGGCCGAGTCCGTGCCGGAAGATCGCGTAGAGCTCGGCCGAGCGGTGGCGCCCGAGCTCGTCGACCAGGGCGAGCGTCGGGATGATGCCGTCGGCCGTGTCGACGTCCGCCGCGAGCACCCGGATGCGGCCCGAGTCGCGGCGGCTGCGGATCTGCCGGTAGCCACCCTTGACGACCACCCGGCGCTGGAGGAACTCGGACCGCTTGACGAAGCCGGAGGCCTGCTCGTAGAGGATCGAGGCCTGGTCGCGCGAGGTGGCCCCGATCACGCACTCGGCGTCGCCCGTGGTGATCAGGTGGTAGAGGGCGAGGGCGCCGAGGAGGGTGGTCTTGCCGTTCTTCTTCGACAGGAGGACGAGCGTCTCGACCACACCCGCGAAGTAGTCGGCGAGCATCCGCCGCTGGAAGGGCTCCAGCTCCATCGCCTTGCCGTTCTCCAGCGTGAGCGCCTGGCAGAAGCGGGAGAAGCCGTCAAGAGCTGCGGCGGACTCGGCGCTCGGCGAGCTCGTCGAACTCGGTGAACGGGTCGTCATCGGGCGCCTCCTCGGGCTTCTCGTCGGGTGGCGCCTCCTGACGCAGGCGGACGCTCGGCTTGCCGTAGCGGACTGGGGCGATGCGCTCGAGGAGCCAGGCCGCCGCCTGCCAGCTCTCCCGCGAGGCCTTCGTGATCTCGTTCACGAGCACGACCTCGGCCTCTGCCTGCGCCCGCTGCACGCGCTCGCGCAGCTCGGCGAAGGGAACGTCCTCGGCCTTGCCCGAGCGGCCCCGCTGCATCCACTCGCGGTAGGTGCGCGAGGCGACGCCGACAGCCCGCAGCGCCACCGGCAGGTAGGCGCCCGCCCGCAGCATTGCGACGAGCCGGTCGGCGAGGGCGGCGTCGAGGTTCGTCTTGCGGCCGACGAGCCCGGCGTGCACCTGGCAGCGGTCCGAGCCCTGCATCGCCGGGTTGCGACAAGGAGCGCCGGCGGCCGTGGGCTGACTACACGGTGGTCGCTTGGGGCTGGACAAGCCGCATCTCCGGGAAGCCGTAGCGCTTGGTGCGCCCGCGGCGCACGAGCTCGGGCCAGCGTCCCTCGATCGCCGCGATGTTGCGCTCGACGCGGGCGAGCGTGCGCCCGAGCCGGTCGCCGTTCGGGCCGGGACGGTAGTAGGCGGTGAGCGGGCAGACGTAGTCGAGCCGGACGACGACGCCGTCGCGCTCCCAGTAGCGGAGCGTGCGCTCGTAGTCCTCCTTCGGATCGCCGAAGCGCGGGTGGAGCTCCTCCTCGTGGCGGACGAGCGTGCCGTAGAAGCAGCCGATGCAGTAGCTCAGGTCGGCCCGGACGCGGGGCTTCATGTAGAAGGCGTTCGCCGAGGGGTAGATGCCCCAGAGGTGCGAGCCCGCCTGCTCGCAGAGGCCGAAGCCCTCCTCTGCCACCTCGGCGAGCGACACCGGCTCCATTCGCTCGCGGCTGACGAGGCGGCGCAGGCCGCGGAGGTCGTCGTCGAGCCAGAGCACGCGCTCACCCTCGGCGAAGTAGCCGTGCGCCAGGCGGCGGGCGTTCTGGAGCCCGCGCTCGGCGACGAAGAGCCGCTCGGCCCAGGCGGGGCAGGCAGTCGCGTAGCGCTCGCGCTCGGCCTCGTCGGCGACGAAGAGCCACACCCGCTCGGGCGCGAGCTCGGTCTCCTCGACCAAGCGCAAGGTCTGGCGCCCGATGAGCGCCGCGTGATCGTAGGTCGGGACAACGACGCTCCAGCTCACGATGGGGCGAAGCGCCGCCGCTCGCGCTCGGTGCGCCGCCGGGCCGAGGCCTGGACGATCTCGGCCTTCGTGTCGCAGCGCCACATCTGCTGGAGCGAGTAGAAGACGACCGAGTAGCGGTAGCCCTCGGGGCGGACGAAGCGGAAGGGTGAGACGCCGTGGAGGATCGCCTGGCCGTCGAACATGAAGAGCGAGTGGTCGCGGAGCCGGAAGCAGAGCCCGAGCTCGGGGCAGACGAGGTCGCCGCCTTGGCAGCTCGCCTTGAAGACGAGCATGTTCGACCAGCACTCGGGGAAGTTGCCGCCGTCGAAGTGGTAGGGGAGCTTGTTGTTGTAGTTGACGATGCCCGAGGTGAAGACGCCGCCCGAGAGCCGCCACTCGGGCAACACCTTCGCGACCGTCGCGGCGTGCTCGGCGTAGGCCTCGGCGTTGTGCTCGCGGTACTCGCGCTCGACCACCTCGGCGAGCCCGGCGATGGTCGAGTGGGCGGCGGGCGCCTCGCGGGCCAGCTTCGCCTCGTCGCACGTCTCGCGGCCGCGGCTCACGATCGGCGGGGCGTAGCCGAAGGTGCGCGAGGTGGAGGGGAGGCCGCGCAGGCGGTAGCCGGTCGAGTAGCGGAGCGAGCGCAGCGCCGCAACGGCGTTCGGCTGGCGCTCCTCGAGCTCGACGTAGACGACCGAGGGCTGCTCGGCTCCGTCGACGTAGACGGCGCAGGGCTCGGCGAGCTCGGCCTCGACGTGGCTCGCGTCGGCGAAGGCACCGCGGTAGGCGGCGACGTCGACCGGGCGGCGCTCGACCTCAAGCCGCCGCAGCGACAACGCTCTCCACCACCTCGGAGTACGTCTCCAGCCCGAGCCGCTCGGCGATCGCATCGAGCTGGGCGACCATCCGCTCGTAGCGCTCCTTGTCGAAGGAGAGGAGGATGCGGAAGACGGTGGCGCCGTCGAGCGTCTGGCCGTTCGGCGTCGCGAAGCGCGGGGCGACGATCTCCAGGGCGCCGACGTTCAGGTAGGCGAGGAGCGAGTCGACGTCGTCTCCGGTGTAGCCGATGCCCTCCAGGCGGTCGGCCTGCTGGAGTGGCAGAAGCAGGGCCGCGAGCTCGGCGTCGTCGTAGAGGCCGAGGTCGGCCAGGCGGTTGTCGGCGAGCAGGTAGGCCTCGACCTCGGAAGCGGTCAGGTCGGAGCGGACGGTGGCGACGTGGCTCCAGTCGAGCGCGAGCGCCGCCCGCCAGACGTGGTGCCCGGCGACGAGCGTGCCGTCGGGCAGGGCGAGGAGCGGCCGCTGTTGCCCGAAGCGGCGCAGACTCTTGACGATCTCCTCGACCACGCCGCGGCGCGGGTTCTTCGGGTGCGGCCGGAGCTCGCCGACCGAGACGAGCATGCCGTCGAGCGAGCCGTTGCCGTACCAGACGATCGAGGTCGTGGCCTCGGCCATGCTTGCCTCCTTGGTCTAAGCTCGGCCCGCGGCCGAGCTGCGCTCACCGCAGCTCGGACGGAGCAAGGCCCGAGGGGCGGGCGACCAATAGGCGGTCGCCCCTCGGGGCCTATTCGCGCCGCTCGCAGGTTCCGCGCGTTTTGCGCACTTTTTTTCGCGGGAAGG